TCACATAGCCAGCGTTTCATCAAGGTGTTCCAAATGCGGAATTTTAGTTGTCTGTTTTTCATTGTTTTAAAAGTTCACTATTTTCAAAAATATTTCCAACTACTTTTACTTTATATTCATAAATGTATTTGTAAATGGTATACAATTGATATTTGAAGATTGTTAATTCGTTATTTTCGTAATAATGTTCTCCTATAACTGTAAAAGCTCCATCAAAAAAACTAACAGTGCCTAAGTAATTTTTTTCATCTTTATAATACTCGACATAATCCCCTTCATAAATGTCGTTGCGTTCGGAATCTTTTAATCCAGTCCATTGCTGAACAACATATTCATCACCACCAGAACCATTCTGAAGGTTTTGAAATTGTCCATTCAAATAAAGAACATAATGTCCTTGATAACCTTTGTCTGGACAGAAGAATCGTTTTTCTAGTTTATCCCATGCTCGGAATTTAAGTGTTCTCATTTATTTTTAAGTAGTCATTTACTTCTTCAAAAGAACTCCCTCTTCGTCCTGTACAAAGACAGAGATATTAGGAACGATCTTCGGATAGGATACAAAGCTCTTGGCATCATTCAAGAACTTCCGAGCCTCTTCTTCGTTGTTAAAGATCTGGATCTCCATGAGAGTATCCTTAACTTCTTTGTCGTACCAGAGGATGGCGCATGTGTTGTTCATTGTATTCCTTTCCAGCCTTTTATCATTTTAAAAAATATATTATGTGCTTCTTCTAAATCTTTAGGGTCTTTTTTACTAAGTTCTTCCTCATGAATTCTTTTTCTTTCATGAAATGTGTTTCTATTATTCTCACAACATCTTTCTATTTCTTCTTGAAATTCTTTTTCATTAGAAAATTTATATGTAAATTCGTTGTTCATTTTTTAGGCAAAACAATATCCATTACTTTGTTTAATTGTAGAACTTCATATCTAGTCTTACAATGCTCTTTGACTTCATCAACATACAAATTTGTGAGTTCGATAAAGTCGTGTACTAATTCTTTTTTTGTTTTACTGTTAAGGTTTTGTTCTAGTTTTTCTATTTTGTTTTTCATATTTCCTTTTCCTTAGAGTCTAATGGTCTTGTCAAATAATCTGAACAAAGAATACCTACACATCCATGAATCTCTTTCATTAAATTATGATGTGAATAGCTTAAAATGCTTTCTGGATAATGTGAACTCGTAGAAATAGAACGAAATGGTTCTAATGTTTCAGAATCTTTTATTACAATTTCAACAAAGTATCTTTTTTCTTTCGAAATACTTTTGTTAATCATATTAAAATTTTCTTTATCCCAAACATACTTGGTGTCTTCTGGATTTCTCATGCAATAAATATAGAATTATTCGTAGGACAAGTCAAGCCAATTCATCTCTTGTTTAATTTCTCTATTTCTTCATCTGAAAGATGTCCTATTAACGGTCTTTGGTTATTAAAATTATTAAAAGAAGAATACATTTCTACATCTTTATAACTATATGTCAATTCTTGTTTTTCATTATCACAATCTATGATATACTCTCTTCGGTATACGGGTTTAAAATCGTCTGGTCCTATTGTTTTTATTGTTATTGGTATTTTCATTGATTTGTTACTCTATACCTTCCCAGCCCTGATTTTTCCAAACATCGATAATTTTATTTTTAGTCAGCATATTATTAAAAATAACCAGTCTTAAACCATAACTCTCGTCTTACTGGAGAACCATCTGGAGCATTTGGTGGCCATATAAATGTAGTATCGATCATATTAAAATTATTTGATTTGTCTACAATATATTCTACCTTTATTGCTGCTTTACTAGAATCATTTGTTATCATACCGCTCTCGTTTAAAAAGAATGTTCTGTTTTGAGATAATGTGAAGTTTCCAACGTATGGTATCGGTATAGGTTGATCTCTATGCTCTCTTGGAAATGCGTCCCATATACCAAAAATAGTTTCACAAAAATTGTTTGCTATAGTTTCATTTTCTACTGAACGAACTGAATATAAAGCAATAGAAAGTAAACCAAAAATACTTACTATAACTGAAGCAAATATTCCTATTGCTACTATTACCTCAATAATACTAAATGCTTTTTTATTCATATTTAAACATTTCAAGGACGTCTTTTTTAAATTCCATTACAGCTTTTTCAGATTCGTTCACCACCTCATAAGATATTAATTCCGATAGCCACGTTGGAATTTTAATTTTTTTAACATTTTTATCATCCGGTTTTTCGTAATATGAAATAATGGAGTAACTATCATTAATCTCTGGATAATAGACTTTGTTTGGTATCGATGAAGTCTTTTTACTTTTCATGCTACCAATATAATATCATTCGTATTTCAAGTCAAGCCATTTTGTATCTTCTGGCATTATTTCCACCGCGACACCATGTTCTTTAGACTTTTCAATAATATCATCTAATACACCATGACCATACATATGCGTTCCGTAATTTCCTTCAAAACACTTATATATAGAACCAGAAAAACCTTCAAATAAATAAGAATCTAATCCTTTTGATGCGACTCTAATTCCACTATTCATCTTCCAAGAATTAGAACCCAAATAACCACCATACCAACAACCGAATACTTTATAAGTCAAAGGAAATTCCCCTCCTTCGATCTTAACTACTACCCATTTGTCTGGTATGTAATCGTTCACTCTAATATATGTCCTCTAAATGTGTACCTTGTTTTCGGATTTTTCCCAATTCTGTCTTTTCTTACAAATTTATCTTTATAAGTAATAATAAAATCTTCTGATTCAATTGGACCAACAGATTCAGAAACAACTCTACAAAGAATGTAATAAACTAAGTATTTTTTTGCTTTTAAAGAGTTTTTCAGATCATTCAAAGAACCATATTCCACGGAAGAACAAGCTTCCATTTTTCCGTTATAACAAAATACTGGACCCAATGCAAATGCTTCAGCATTTTTGATAATTTCATAATCAAAAACATATTCACCTATAAGATCAACTTTGGGTTCTTTTATAAATTCTAGCCATTCTTCTACATTTTTTGTATAGAATGCTTCTTCTGGTTTTGTTTCTTCTTTATGAAGAAATGTGTTTTGAATTCCTTGGAATTCTTGTTTTAATGTTTCTATTTCTGTATTCATAATTCTGTTGTATATGTTGCTTTGACTTTTACGAATTCAAATTCTAAAAAATTGTCGCTACCATAATTTGGAGTTTTATTAAAGAAGCTTCTCTTTAAAAACGTTTCCATAAAATCTTTATTTCCGTTAATAAAGCAATCTTCGAAACCGACTAGTTCTATAATAGTTACTGTTAATTCTAAATCGTCATTTATAAACTGTACCCATTTTTGAGTAGGTTTGTGACGTATTGCGTATTTATATTCTGCGAATGTTTCTTCTGATATGATATTATTCATATTGTTTTAATTCTATTTTTCCAGCGTCATCAATTATAGCATAAGTGATAGGTAAATCACATTGAGATCCTAGATTAACACACTCTATTCCCCCAACCTGATATTGTTTAGGTACATGAGTATGGCCAAAACACACCGCATCGTATTTATTATTATAACAATACTGTGCTACACGAATTGTTAAATCATGTGCTGCACCATGCCATGTTTTAATTTTAGTTTTAAGTTTTCTTGTGAGTTTTTGTTTCTTGTCTATTTTTTGTAAAATATAATATATACCAGAAGCAATTTCGGTCAAAAGTGGTTTAGTCGTAATAAAGAAATCAAACTTATCACCGTGAGTAAATAAAATTCTTTTATTATTAATTTCTTGCACATACTCATCTACAAATTCAAACCCAAGAAGGGCTGATATTGTTTCCAAATCTTTATCATGGTTTCCTTTAATGAAAATACATTTTTTATTTTTTGAAATTTTTCTTAAAGCGGAAAGAACCTTCCATTGCTGTTTACAAAGCCTATGAATGTTATAACTATCCAACAAATCACCACAAATTATTAGAGTGTCATATTTTTCATTTTCCAACAAGTGTAGAGTTAAACTTGCTTGGCAAATTGGACTGCCCAAATGAATATCGGAAAGACAAAGTATCATATTAATTCTGGATTTTCAAATCGATTTCCAATAATTTCAAATATTCCCAATGAATGTAAAAATATAAAACCCATAGTTGATGTAGGAGGTTTTATTTTTAAAACAAAAGAACCATATTGAAAATCAACAACTCCTATTTTATCTTCGCGGAACTTTACAATATCTCCTTCCCAAAGCTCTTTTCCGTTTTTATCATAAAGCCCAGTGTATTGAGAAGGAATAAGCATATCATCCTGATCGAACAATTCGTCAACATATCCACTATATTTGTATTGTTCTACAAATGCTTTTGCTGGTGGATTCCAAAATCTAAATTTGTTTTTGGAAGACATAATTTACCAACCCTCCTCATCTTGTTTTATATAACTTTTATATTCTTTTATTTCGTTTGTCAATATTTCTTTTAATCTATCTAATGCTAATTCATAAGAATTCCAATTTTCGTTAATTTCATCTAAAATATACCCATAATGATGAATAGAATATGTAGGGGATTGTCCGTAGCTCCATTTGGTTTCTATATACCAATGACAATCTCTATCTTTATGATGGTCTGGTCCAATCAAAGAATACCACTCATCAGTTAACTTTGTAATCTCTTCGATTATATCATTCATACTTTTCACAATCTTTAAACGAAACCCCCTGTTCATCTTTCTTGGATAAGAAAGGAACAATATTATTACCAATGGGCCATAAAATACCCAAGTCTGGATCATTCCACATCAATGTTCTTTCATTTTTTGGATCATAATATTTTGTGCATTTATATACAAAATCTGCGGTTTCACTTAAAACTAAAAACCCATGAGCACAACCAGCAGGAATCCAAAGTCTATCATGTTGATGAGTTGATACTGTGTACCCATCCCATTGTCCATAAGTTGGAGAGTTTTTTCTTAGGTCCACGAATACATCAAATACCTCTCCGGAAGATACTCCAACCAATTTTCCTTGTGCAGATTCTCCAACTTGATAATGCAACCCTCTTAAAGTATACCTAAAAGATTTACTACAATTATCTTGTACAAAATCTTCATCAATACCCACATCTTCAAATGCTTTTCTATTCCATGATTCAAAGAAGTGTCCTCTATTATCACCAAATACTTTAGGTCTTAAAAGATAAGCTCCTTCGATTCTAGTATCAAAACGTTGTAAATTATTAATCTCTTTCATTTTTTAATATCATTTAATAATCCTTGCATTTGCTCATTAATGTATTTTGGATCTTTATCTTTGATTGCTTCGATTATTTGTTTTTTATTCAAATAATACAAATAAGATTCCCAAGATGATGTCAACATAATTGATACAAAAATAGCAAACATCATAAAATATAATAATTTAAATTCATTATCTTTCATAATTTATGTCCAAAAATATGATCTATTTTCAACCATCCAATTCAAAATTTCAGTTTCTTTGTTTTTTAAATCAATTTCAAGTTGATTATACAATTTATATTTTTCATTATAATCTTTTATATGTTTATTTTTTGTAGCAATAGACAATTCAATATCCATTATTTGATTTATTTTTTTTCTTTCTGTTTTGATCCAATTCTTATATTCTTCAAGTTTTTGATAAAATTTTGAATGTTCTTCAGAAGATTCCCAATCAATATATGATTCTGATGCTTCATTATAAAAATCCAAAATTATATTAAAATTAGATTCAACTATTAAGTGTACACCATCTGCGTATTTATGTCTAGGAATTGTATTTCTCCAGAATGGGAAACATGGTGATATAAAATTATTAACTGCCCATTTAAAATCACGAACTGGCCATATAAAATAAGAATAAATAAAACTGTATATGGGGTTTTGAAAAGAAAACATCCAACTTCTAAAAAACCATTGAATTGGATATTCTTTTTTTAATTTCGAATAGAATATTTTCCAACCTTCTACGTCTTCATCGAAGATGTCACAAGGCAGAGAAAAAGGAAGTCTATAAAAACCAAAATGCTCTCTTTCTTTTTTTGGAAGATTGAAATATTCTTCTACAGAATTTATTTTTATATATGTTATTTTCATATTATTCTTCTTTTATATCTAATAGATTTCTCAAAAACCAAAGTTTGTTTGAAATTTTATCACAGCTATCCCAATCTCGGAATTGCATATTGTCGTTGAAAGAATCATCGCACGTTTTTAATTCTTTTGCAAGATTTTTTTTACATTGTTCCGATATTTTGTTTTTTACAAGTTCTAACACACATTCGATGTCATTATCATCCAAATGTAATGTTAAATTAGAACCATCATTTTTAGACCCATAATTAAAATCAATTTTTAATTCTACTGGAGGATAAAAATCATTAAGAAGTTTTCCAGTAAAATCTGAATAATAAACACACTCTTCAGGTTCTGCTGGTTTTGTGACTTTTTTCATATTTATGATTTTCTTGGTAAAAGAATTGCTATTTCTTCATCCGAATTTGGATCTTTTATACATTCTTCAAACTCACCCAACCACCAGAGATCTTCTTTTGTTTTATCTGGATTTGGTGTTATACATACGTGAAAAGTTTTATCCAATTCATCAAAACCATCCTCATATCCATTTACGACTATTCGTTTTTCAGGATCTTCTTTAGACAAAATTTCTATTAATTCTTTAACTTTCATGATTTAATTTTTGTGTTATCAATTTTACCCATTGTTGGTTTGTTATAATTTTATTATCTAAAATACAAAAAGCATAAGATGAATTTTGTTTATAGTTTCTTTTAATCATCTCTGCCTGTTCTTTTCTAGATTCAACTCTTCTAATATCATGAATCATTTCTAAGATATTGTCAATATATTTTTTTGTATATTCACCAGCAATACAAATTTTTTCTATTTCATCCTTTAATTGTAAAGCTATTTCAAAATCAAAATCTGTTTCTATTTTTTTATAAAAATTTTCACATGATGGCATTTCAGAATCAACATAATATTCTATTAAATTATTTTGCGAGTTTAATTGTGATTTAACTCTATGGCAAAACAAATACCAATCTGATTTTAATTTAATTCTATTTTGTCCATTATTATACGATATAACAATTCCTTCTTTACCTTTCCAATTTTTAATAGTCTCTGCTATTTTAGAAAGATCATTAGTATCTAGAAAGTTATATGACTGTGGAGTTGGCATCTGACCAATTTTTCTCCATATATCAACTAAATCAGATGATGACACAACACACATCCCATTTTTGTTTATAGCACCAATAAAATAGAATTCTATTTGTTGTGGTCTAACAACAATAACATTATTGGGTGTTACGATTTCAAATAAAAGACTGAGATGCGAGTTTTCTTTTAAGAACTCAACTACCTTTGGATATTTTTCTATTAACGATTCAAAATCTTTCGCATTCTCTTGTGATGAATAAGAAATTGTTCCTCTTGTTCGCATTGAGAATTGATCATTAACATAGTCTGCTATAAGAAGAGAACCATCTATCTTATCTTCTAGTTTCCAATCGTTAAAATCCTCTGGATTTGAATAACATTCCGGTTTTTCACCGTAGTTAAAAAACTTCGGAAAACCGGAAGATAAAACATTACCTTCTTTGTCTGTAATCAAAGAACGATAAAATAAATTATTCTTATTCCATTTTGCATCAATTTTTGGAGTTATTAAATAACAATCTAGACCACAAAACTTATTTGGAACGATATTAAAATATCCTTCTTCTATTGGTAAATGTACTTTCACTTATAATTTAGCTTTATCTAAAGCATCATAATACTTTAAGTTTTCATCTTCATGATGTCTAGCTATTACGTTTGCAACTTTTTTGGAGGTAGTGTGTTCTTTTTCAACTTTCTCTCCTTTTTTAATTTGATTTTTCAAAATCTTCTTTGTTTTACTTAACGGAAGATTTAATTCCTTTGAATGTTTTTTTACCAATTTATTTTCTGATTTTGGTTTTTTTAAACCGGTAAGAATTGATTCAATTTTTTCATTATATTTTTTCATATAAATATTTACCGCTATTCACGATACTCCCAAAGTTCATTGATATCTAAAAGTTTAGATACACACCCATTTACTCTTTCAGTCCAGCTTGAATGAAAATGTCCATATAAATGTAGACTTGGACTACATAGTTTAAAGATTTCATCCATGACCGCT